CGACGGCAGTTTGCCCTACTAAGTCATCTGTCACATCGGAGGTATCTATGGCTTTTCAGCCTGATAGACATGTTGCTCTTGCTTTTGAGCGCATGTGCATTTCCTTCAACACGCCCAGATCGTTGGCTGCCTACCTGCTCTATACGAGCGGAGAGCATCTTCAGCTTGCTAAGCTAGAGATTTCTGCCAACGATTACTTAGAACACGATTACGACCACTTCCGTAACGACTACCTTATAACCGAGTACCTTTCGAAATTCGAGGGCCTCGATACCGGTGTCGATCGTGAGCAGGTCGCCCTCGAAACCTGGCAACAGGCTGAGGAGAAGTGTCGCGCCACAAACCTTCGTATCCGAACACTCTACGACCGGGATGATATCCCGGCTGTGACTCTTGACATCTTGTTGAGAGCACAGCAGAAGATCGAGAGCTGCATCGGTGCACGGGTGAAATGGTCCGCAATGCTTAATCGGTTCAGGTGGGGGCCCGGGTCTACAGCTACACTTAAAAGTGTGGCGGCAGGACTGGACCATAAGCTCCTTGAGGAGCACATCAGTGTCACGCATGAGGCTCTGCCGCTCTTAAGGGCGGCTATGGCTACGGATTACGCTTGGTTGCGTGCCCGCGGCCTGGACCCGTCTGGCCCGACCTCCCTCGTCAGCTCAGAATTTCGAGTTGTAGAAGGGAGTCGCGGTGTGACGGTTCCGAAGAATGCGAAGACTGATCGGTTTATTGCGGCTGAACCATCTGGAAATGTTTTCCTCCAGCTCGGTTTCGGTGCGTATTTCCGTCAGTGCCTCACTCGCGTTGGTATCGACCTGAATGATCAATCGGTCAATCAGGGTCTTGCTCGAGACGGTTTAGACCTCGGTCTTGCGACCGTGGATCTTAAGTCCGCCTCGGATACCATCACCACGGCAGTAGTGTGGCTGCTATTGCCATACAGCTGGGCCAGCGCTCTTTCGAGGCTGCGCTCCCCCATCATGACTCTACCCGATGGGAGCCGGACCTACCTCGAGAAATTTTCGAGTATGGGTAACGGCTTCACATTCGAACTGGAGTCACTTATCTTCTGGGCCCTAACTGAGGCCGTACGAGATAAGATGGGTATTGCTGGACGCGTCTCTGTTTACGGCGATGACATCATCTGTCCTTCAGACTGCGTGCCTTTGCTCCGCGAGGTTCTAGAGTGGTGTGGTTTCGAGCTTAACAGCAAGAAGACGCACTTTAACTCTAACTTCCGCGAAAGCTGTGGCAAGCACTATTTTGGGGGCAGAGATGTTTCACCGATCTATCAGAAAAAGCCAACATTCACTGAGGAGGAATTTTATCGCTTCCATAATCGCCTACTGTACCACGCTGTTGACCGAGTCGGATGTACCGGCCCACTTTTGTTCGCTGATTCAGCGTTCAGGTGGGTCGGGGACCTTGCTCGGGCATACCGCAGGCGCAACGGACGACCAGGATTTGCGATTCCTCTTGTGTCTGTCGACCGCCGACTTGATGGGGGACTTTGCACTGATGTGCGTAGTCTTAACCATCGCGTTAGCGGCGGCTTCCGCCGTGTATCTACTTTGGCTCGTGTATTCCAACCACACGAGCGTCCGGTAGACCATGGCGTCGCGTTTGCCTTCCTCCACCGGTTCAAACCGGTCGTTACGGAGGCGTTTTGGTGGCTTGGCATCGATTCGGAGCCGTTACCCTTCAAAGGTACGGTGACGGAACGAGGCCAAGGGAGATGGGTGGTAAGGAGAACCTATTTCCCTGAAGCGCGTGAACTGCGTTGGATTGCGCTCTAACAAGAGCGTAGTTCAGCGATGGGGGTTCTAACTAAAC